TGATGCTTTTGGCACTGATAGATTTGACGAGTTATATGTGGGTTATGAACGAGATTCATCTGTTCCAAGAAAGACTATCCGAGCTCAAGAACTCATTCTGGATCTTCTGAAGGAGAGAGCAGAGACTGGTCGTATCTACATTATGAACATCGATCACTGCAACTCACACTCTTCATTTACTGACAAGGTAAATATGAGTAACCTTTGTCAGGAGATCACACTTCCTACCGATCCTCTTCAGCATATTGATGGTGATGGTGAGATTGCTTTGTGTATTCTCTCTGCTATCAACGTTGGTAAGATTCATAAACTTGATGACCTAGAAGAACTTTGCGATCTCGCAGTTCGTGGTCTTGAAGAGTTGATTGATTATCAACAGTATCCTGTTCGTGCTGCTGAAATCAGCACAGTGAATCGTCGTTCTCTCGGCATTGGTTATATCGGTCTAGCACATTACCTAGCAAAACATGGAGAACACTACGATGACCCACGAGCATGGAAACTCGTCCATGACTTGTCTGAAGCTTTCCAATATTACCTGCTCAAGTCAAGCAACACCATCGCTAAAGAGAAGGGCAAGTGTGGATATTTTGATCGCACCAAGTATGCAAGCGGTATCCTCCCAATCGATACTTACAAGCGAGACATCGACGAGTTCGTTTCCCCAGAATTGAACTATGATTGGGAGACTCTTCGTTCCGAGATTCAAACATATGGACTACGACATAGCACGTTGTCCGCACAAATGCCTTCGGAAAGCAGTTCCGTTGTGTCAAACGCAACAAATGGAATCGAGCCTCCTAGAGCATACATGTCCGTTAAAAAGTCAAAGAAAGGACCACTTAAGCAGATCGTTCCTCAGTATGGTAGTCTCAAGAATAACTATACTCTTCTCTGGGACATGAAGGACAACGATGGTTACATCAAAGTTGTCGCTGCCATGCAGAAGTTCTTTGACCAGGCAATCTCTGGTAACTGGAGTTATAATCCAGAGAACTATGAGAACAATGAAGTTCCTGTTTCTGTCATGGCAGGTGACCTTCTGAAGACCTACAAGTATGGTTGGAAGACTTCTTATTATCAGAACACTTATGATATCAAGAGTGACGAACCACAACTAACAGAGGAGAAGAAGCAAGGTATTCAAGATCTATTAGACGACATTTTTGCCACAGAGGAGGACGATTGCTCTTCTTGTAAAATATAAGGAGAAAATTAAATGACAGTTGCAAGATTTAGAACTAACGAACCCATGCGTAGCGTAGAAGGTATGACGGTATTCAATACCGACAAGGTAGATAATACCAAACAGAAGATGTTCTTTGGACCTCCCCTGGGGGTTCAGAGATATGACAAGTTCAAGTATCCTGTGTTTGATAAACTGACGCAGCAACAGCTTGGATACTTCTGGCGTCCTGAGGAGGTATCTCTCCAGAAGGATCGTGCTGACTATCAAACTCTAAACGCAGCACAAAAGCATATCTTCACGTCGAACCTGAAGTATCAGATCCTTCTGGATAGCGTCCAAGGTCGTGGTCCTGGTATGGCATTCATGCCCTACTGTTCGCTTCCAGAACTAGAAGGTGCCATGAATATCTGGCAGACCATGGAGATGGTCCATAGTCGCTCCTACACCCACATCATCAAAAATGTGTATGCTGACCCCTCTGATGTTTTTGACCACATCCTGGACGACGAGAAGATCCTCTCACGAGCACAATCAGTAACTGGTGCTTATGATGAGTTTCTACGAGCAGCACAGGAGTGGGGTGCTGGTAATCAATGGGAACATGCTTTAGAAGGTGTTGATAATGCCAAGTGGGAATTGTATGAACTCAAGAGAAAGTTATATCGCGCAGTTGCTAACGTTTATATCCTCGAAGGAATTCGCTTCTACGTATCGTTTGCCTGCTCTTTCGCTTTTGGTGAACTTAAACTCCTGGAAGGATCAGCAAAGATCATCGGACTCATCGCCAGAGATGAATCCCAACACATGACAATTACCCAGAATATCCTAAATAAATGGAAGGAGGGCGATGATCCAGAGATGGTCCAGATCGCCAAGGAAGAAGAGGAAAATGTCTATGACATGTTCCGTCAGTGTGTAGAGGAGGAGAAGTTGTGGGCAGAGTATCTGTTCAAGGATGGTTCTATCATCGGATTGAACGATAAACTGCTGGCAAAGTATGTTGAATGGACTGCCAATCGTCGCCTGAAGTCTATTGGACTGAAGGCAATCTTTGACACACCAGTATCTAACAACCCACTTCCCTGGACTGAGCACTGGTTATCTTCCAAGGGTATGCAAGTCGCTCCTCAAGAAACAGAGGTCGAATCATATCTAATCGGGAGCATCAAACAAGATGTCAAAAAAGACACCTTCGCAGGATTTCAACTATAAGTTCGAACACCAATGGGGTGGCGAAGATACTTGGTATACCAAGGGCAAGAGATGGGCGAACAAACAAAAGTTCCCTATCAATCACCTTGCCCTTGGTGCTATTGAATGGTTGCGTGAACGCTGGGTAGATGGTAGAGTGGAGATGGAGATGGCATCCATCGACAAACAAGTCAAACACATGGGAGAAATCTGGGACAAAGAAGATGAACAACGAGCAAATAAAGCAGAGATCCTGGAGACGGGATTATTTGGAGAGGAAGGCTGGTCTGTCTCAGTATCAAATCCTGTTGTTGAAAGAAGGTCCGAGGAGTCTAACGCAAGCGTGGGCACTGGGAGCGATGAGAAAGGACTGGGAACTACATTTCCAGATCCGTGGGACGGAGACTGGAACGATGCAGTCTGGACCTGGCAACGAATAAATAAGGAGAGATCGTTATGAGTATGTGGCAAAGGATAAAGAATATTCGAATCCCTGGATCTATCGTGGCAGCGTCTTTGACGGGAGCGATATTGGGGACTACTATGGTTTTGTTTACTGTATTACCTGTAGCCCCACCAACCGTTCGTACATCGGAAGAAAATACTTCTGGCAAAAACGAAAGCCTCCAAGTGTGGATAAAACTAGAAAGCGGAGAAGAGTTACTAGTGAAAGTAACTGGAAACTCTACTATGGAAGTTCTGATGAACTTAAGGCGGATCTTAAACTCTATGGACGGGACGCTTTTAGTAGAGAAATCCTTTCTCTCCACACCACCCCAGGAAGAGTAAACTACGAAGAGACACGCCAGTTGTTTCTTCATGATGTCCTGACCGAACGCTTGACGGATGGCACCCCTGCCTACTATAATAGCAATATCCTCGGTCGCTACTACCGTAAGGACTACTTTGAGCTACCCACGCCCAAGGCAGAGGTAGATGCCGAATTCAATCAAATTTAATGCTTAAAAAATTACTTCCTATCGCTTTGGCGACTTCTATTCCTGCTGCTTGTGCCTATCCAAGCATCAGCGAGATTAAGAATCCTCCTGCAGTTGATGTAGCGGTCAACGTAGAGAAGGCAGTCCCCATTGAGGTAGTGGAAAAAGAATGGAAGTGTCCTGGATGTAATTTTAATGAAAAATATGTCCTCGAAAAACTCCAAGAAAAAACCAGAATCTCAGATCGCAATGCTCTTGCTACGATCATGGGAAACATTAAGTCTGAAAGCAACTTCCATCCCAACATTTGCGAAGGAGGGGCTAGAGTTCCTTACAACGCTTGCCATAGTGGGGGTTATGGTCTTATTCAATGGACCTCAGTAGGACGCTACCGAAACCTTGGTAAGTTTGCTACTAAATATGGTTATGATCCCTCATCGCTTGAGGGTCAGACGGCATATATGATCAACGAATCTGTGTTCCAACGCTACCTTCCTGAATTTGAAGGTCCTGGTAAGACAGTTGATCAATACATGGTTGCTGCTTACTACTGGTTGGGTTGGGGTATCAAAGGATATCGCCAACAATATGCATACGATTATACTAAAAAGATGATTTGGGCATGATTATTAGAGCACTGAAAAAATTGATCAAACCATTCACTGGTGTTCCTGCTCCAGACTATCTGGAGGATGACGAATGGTTTGGTCCTGCTACTCTGAGTGAGAAACAACTCTCACTCAAGGAAGCTCGTGCTCAAGCAGAAGCAGATCTTCAGATCTTATCTCACGAAGACGAACATCATGGTCCTGTGGAGGTTGACAACATCCACGAAGTCATGTATAATATCGCTACTGGCGGAGGTAAGACCACTACACAACTTGACCCTATGCCCGAGTTAGGTGGTGGATCTGAAAACTTCCACGAAGGTCCTTTTGGTCCTGGTGGATGGATGTCAGGTACAGGTATGCGTCAGTTTCACTGACGTTTTTATTGACTCAATAGCTCAGCTGGACAGAGCAACTGCCTTCTAAGCAGTCGGTCGTTGGTTCGAATCCAACTTGAGTCGCCAGTCGGTATGGCGGAATTGGTAGACGCGCTGGGTTTAGGTTCCAGTGTCCTTGCGACGTGGAGGTTCAAGTCCTCTTACCGACATT